GATTTGCAACGGTAACAATTGCTCAGCATATGTGCGTTGATCGTTGCGAAGATCATCTTCAAGCGGCGTAGCACATGCAACGGGTAGCTGTCCATGCGTATCATCAAGCTTCACAGCCGCGGTAATATATTTACCATTAGCCATACAAATGCGCCAGACTTCAAAATTATTACTATCACTGAGCGCAAAATCGCTAGGCTTAATCCACGTCGTATACCACGCTAATTCAATCCCAGGCTGACTTTCTCTCGCTGGGCCGCCCGGAGTAAGGATCATTTGCCAGTTAATTACACCGCCTTGATCCTTCATTGTGATATCAGTAGGTTCGCGAACAATCGGCGGCGCTAGATAAAACGTACCACTATCGCTGCCATACAATGGTGCGGGCATGTTAATGTAACGCTCGACACCAAAAAGGATTTTCTGGTCCGCCATGCGTCGCACACGGAAAGGAGTGATAGGTTCAATTTCTGCAAAGTACTCCCCCTTTGACGGTAAATCCACCGGATGAACAGAATTATCATAAAGGAAATTATACATGTCCATTGACTTGAGAACATTACCTTCCCAAACAATTCCGGCTTTCTTTTTAATCTGGCCGGAAGTATTCGCATCTCCGACTTTCGTATATGTAATTCCTTGCTGATCTTCCCAAGTAATTCCCATCGCGGAAAGGTTATATTTCAACGCATTGTAACAGAACTTAGCAAGCTGGCGGTAGTATTGCAGCTTCTGTCCTTGCTTGCCGACTTCTTTAGTCAGCCCATCTGCAACATCTTGTTTATCTGCGGAAGAACCAGCCACGAATATGTTGGTTTCCGGAGCGAATAACGACATAAGATAAGTCGTGGCGTCGTCGAGTTGTGAGTAAGCCACGGTGAGATTAATTTCAACAGCCTTGGGAGCCCGCCCGCGTTTGTTTTCACGATCTCTTTTCGCATCTTCCCGATCGCGGTGCACAAGTCCGGAAAGCTGAATGTCAATATCTTGCATTCGCATGATGCGAATTCGCCGCTCGTTATCTGAAAGACGTAGTCTATTCGTGATATGGCGTACAAGTTTATCCTCCATCCACATACCAAAAGTTTCAGAACTTGGATCGTTGTCTTTCTTACCGAGAAGCGGTAGAGCTTTTCTATCATCCGGTGTGATTTTCTTTCGCGCTTCTTTTTTAGTTATCCCCGCAGTAACGCCGCCCTTCGGATTAACATTGGACGGCATTCCTTTAAATGGTTTTCTCTGCTGTGCCATTTCAATCTCCTAATTCGGAAGGACTTTGGTCACGCGCACGGGTGTCACGAATTCCAAATACCCTCGCATAATTTCCGACATATACATTTCCGTCATCATTATACCCATGGCACAAGCGTCAATTATATCGTCAACATTTTGTTTCTTTAACGGATCATAGGCGACAAGTTGTTGAGTTACGGTTATATCGCCTTCAGTTAAAGTCCAAACTTGTTTGCACAGGGCAGCGCACCACGCAGCAAGACGTTCAGTTTTCGAACGGTTCTTGTGAGGTACTTCGTAGATTTCAAACTTCTGCTGAGAAAGTTTCCCCATTAATTCGAAGATAACTTTCAAGCCAGCTTCAAGTGGGCCTTTTTCAATTCCCACAACGCGGGTGCGCCAGCGTAAACATAGCTCACTTAATATCGCATATAATTGCTCCAGGGAAAATTTCCCGGAAACAATTTCCGCAATCTGCCATCTTTCCGCTATATAAGCATGCACAACAACCGCGCTATCGTTAGCCCATTCCTTTGCAGAAAAAGCTGGATCAACAGTAATGAACGCAATTTTATGTTCCCCCGGCAAAACTATAGGCTGATAAGTAATATCATCTGGATGGATTAACGCCTGGCCCTCAGCCATTGGCATATTCATCATTTCAGCAAACCAAAGCGCAGTTAACCCCGCGCGTTGATATTCTTTAAAATCTTCACGAATTGCTTCGAATGACCATAAGTCTGGCCACAATGGTTCACCATTTGAAAGCAAGCAACCGAACCTTCTAGAGAACCAAACTTCTGATTTTTCACACATGTAATAAATCAGAGATTGATTGTTCAGAAGATTACCGATGTAAATAACTTTATGGTTCTTTCTCGATAATGCTTTGATAAACGTACCGAAAAACCACAGCCGCATTTTCTTCTGCAACTCCGGTGTCGCCGTGTTTTCATTATCTTCCAAATCATCTACGATCGCAAGCTGCGGGCGCTCGTTATTCACGTTCAAACCACGCACTTGCTGCCCGGCGCCGAGGGCTTTGATGATTACATATTTTTCTTTAAACCCTCCATGCCCATCTGGAACAGTCATCCAGAATTTATAAAACCCGTGGCCTTCCTGCCGCACTTCCCAGCGACATGGACCGAACACAGCAAGATGATTTTCGCTCGTTATGAAATCCACAATTGTCTTGCAGCTTTCTGCTGCGGGTGTGAGCGTGTTACTCACATAGACAATAAAGCGAATTGGGGTGAACAATAAATACCACACCGCACACAATTTCGCCAGCGTAGTCTTCGCATGTCCACGCGGAAGTGCTAGGGCTATATAAGCAATCATTTCCGCCGTGATTAAATTCCAACTATCAATATGGAATTGCGGGACGGAATGGGTTAATTCTTCCGCCATATAGAAATTAATAAAAAACGAAGCATTAAGATGCAATGCATTAACAATCTCATTGCTATCCATACCGACAGGATCAACGTCGGCTTGTTTATTATTAAATTTAAAATCAACGTCTATTGTGTCATTCGTCGTCATTAATATCTATTGCTACCCCCGATACATCCATATACTTTTCAATCTCTTTTAAAATCGCGCGCTTCGGTCGCGTCACAATTTCCGCCACAGGTTCTTTCTTCGAGAGAATTTCCTCAACCTGTTTTGGATTTGGAAGATCAGAAAGTTTTCGCGGCACGTCATTCTTATTCACCACCTGCGCGTCAATCGTGCGCGTATTCTCATTCCCTTCTTGCACAGAAATGAAATTTCTATTCATCTTAAGAATGATAACATTCGTGGTATTTCCGCCCGCTTTCGAAGCATCAATAACCGGAGCTGTATCCTTAATCCGGCGCCGCCTCTCAGCTTTATTCGCAATCTGCGCGGCCGCCAATGCGTATTTCGGATCGCTATTATACTGCATCGTTGTGAGGATTTTCTTTATCGCTTCTTCCTCAATGGCATCCCAACCTTCAGCCATCGTGAGTTGCTGCGTAATCGCCGCATCCGCAACCTCAGCATATTTCGCCCTATATTCAACGCTTTCCTTAACTGAAATAACTTGCTCATAAGTCAGCAACAAAACATCAACCAATTGATAATCATTCAACCCATGCGCCGCCAAACTTCCCGCCCGCGTGCGCGTCGCCTCATCCACTGTTTTCCACAGTGGTTCTTTATTCTCTTCATTGCCGCCCAAACTACTAGGCAGTTCGTTCATCAATTCTTCTCTGCGATTTTCGCCACACATTCATGAAAATCAAACAATAACAACAAACCCGTCCCAATAACTTCCTTCGCATCTGCCGGTATACTTTTATTCTCCTCCACAACTTTCAACAACTTCTCATAATGAAATTCCCTCTGCGGCGTCGTCATAGGCATCGGCGAAACTCCTAGGGTTGAGATTTGGGAATTTTCCCACAAAATTTGTGTGTAAGCCATTTAATAGGACGGCCCCGGGTACGAAAAAAGGGGGGACAGTACCCCCCATTGAAAGAACATTTCTTAATTGTTATCATTGGATGGAAGTTTGGTTACAGCAACGAGCAAGAGTGATAGGGCAATTAACGATGCTGGTATGAGTGGTAACGAATCAATGCCGGCGAGTAGAGCAACGCATGCGGCAATTAGAATGAGTGACCAAACAATGAACCAATCGAACATGCAATGTAGTACTTTTCGCACATGATTATGGGTTTCACGCTCACGTTTTTGCTTGCGAGAAACGTAATTTTCAGTCGCAAAGTTAAAATCATTCGTCATGTCATTTCCTCCATTTGCAACCACACAATGGCACAAAGGAAACGAGATTGCAAGCGGTTTGTTGCTCACAATCTCGTTTCGCTTCAAGTCAAGGATTAAGCGGCGGTTGCGTTTTCGCCTTTCTTTTCGTTTTCAACCGCTTCGGCCAATGCGTCTTCTGCCTTGTCCAATTCATCGAAGTTCAATTCGATATCGCTGGTGTCGGCGGTTGCAACGGCGCGAGTTGCTTCCCAATGGTCGAAAATGGAAGTGCAGTAGTTGAACTTTTCGGCCATTTTGCGAGCCACGTCCAGAAGCTTGACCCAATTTTCCGCTTTCATGCGCGGGAATTGTGTCTTTGCGAATGCTTCAGAAGCGAAAGCCATGCGGAGGGATTGATTGGTAACGCCCGCAAGGCCCTGGTCGCGCAAGTATTTCGAAAGCGTCTTGGCTTGGAATTTGAACGCCTCGTAATCGAACTTCTGCTTGAACCCGCCCGGAATGATGATAAAATCGGCCGGGTTTGCATCATCGTCGCTTGCGTAATTAACTTTGCGATTGAGGTACATTTTGTACAAAGCAGCGCGAACAACGGGATCGGCGAATACGTCATTTTCATTGGGCAGCGCAATAAGGCGAATAACGCCTTTTTCGGTTTTGACCAATGCAAAGCCACCGTTGAATGTTTCCGGAGCGTTTGAGGATAAATCCTGCACGTTTGTGTAAGATTGGACAAGCTCAAGAAACGCGTCTTGATCGTCATTTTTCGTGACGATGATTTTTTCCCGCTTGTTGAATTTATCCATCATTTCGCGAGCGCTTTCGCTTTCAACTTTATTTGTATTTCCCTGTTCAGACATTTTCGTTTTCCTCTAAAAATCATTCAGGACAATCCCGAATGTGAGAACAGTATAAGCATTTTTTGGAAAGATGCAAGAGGCGCGCAAGCCCAATGCAAGAGAAAAATGCAATAACGCTCGCTTATGACGGTGCGCTGACGGGGCGATAACTAACGCTAACGCTTGCAATGACAATGACGGTAACGCTTGCAATGACACTTTCAATGTCAATGTCACTGTCACGAGCCTAGACCCCCCTCCCCCTCGTTAGCGTCAGTGCTAGTGTTAGTGTCAGTTAGGGGTGTGTTATTGAGCGTTATTCGCGTTTCCATATCTCACATTATATATGCATGCATTTATCTCTCATACCCCCAAGGCAAATTTTTTGAATTTTTGACCGGGGGGTCTTAGAAATAACCATCATAGGACTGGTTTAGGGATTTGGACGCGCTCTAACGCATATCCTAACGCTCCATGACACCCCTCTAACTAACGCAATGACGCTCCCCGGAGGGGGTTGGCCAAAACGAAATGACAGTGACATTGCAAGTGACATTGCAAGTGCAAGTGTTATCGTCAGTGTTATCGTCATTGTCAGTTATTGAGCGTTAGACCCATGTTAGTCGCATTTTCGAAAGTGTGACATTTATGCAACACTTGGCAATTTCTTTTCAGGCCCCCTTGCCTTTCCTGGTAATCTATGCAAAATAGGCCGTCAGTACCAAAAGCTCTTTGCTAATGCGACTGACTTGCATCAAGAGGACAAACGAAAATGCAAGATACAAATGTGCAAGAGATACAGGCAGTTATCGCGAGTAGCGATATTGTCGAATGTGTCAGTGAGTTAAATTCCCTTGTTAATTTGGTGGAATGCGGCGTTGAAATAAACCCGCTTGGGATTTATTGCCAAAAAACTGGCGCGTTAATCGGTCAACGGGATCAAAATTCGCTTTTTTCGCTGCATAAAATATGCGGAAAAGAGGCAATTGTTGGCAATCTCTATAACGCAACTGCATTAGCAGTTCATCCCGCATGGCTCATTACAACAGGCGGGGCGTTGGATGATTTAATGGAAAATGATCCCGTTAATTATTGCGTTTATTGTTTCGGTCTTTTCACACAGCAATACTACCAAAAAGCAATTTCAAAAGACCAAAGAAAGCAACCATTTTCGGAACGCTATTGGGCAATGGCTCGCGCAAATGCAATGATAATGACGCGTGGAATTGCAAGGATTGATGAATTAAACCTCGCATTACAGCGCGCGCTTATTTATGCACCTGATACGTTGCAATACATCGCGAAGAAAGTTCGTGCATTTGCTGAAACGCCCGATAATTTGGCACAATTGGCAATCAGCGGCGAATTGATTGATATAGTCAATGATGCTACTGATAAAATCACAAGTTCAATCGGCCTTGCTAATATCTATATTGAACGCACCCGCTTTGTTGACGTTGCTTTAAGTGCAGCCGATGCAGCGCGCGGGCCTAGTAACATACGCAAACAACGCCGCACGAAGCGAGACATTGCTGAAACTCAAATGATGGTTGAATTACGCGAATTAATGGGAAATATCCATTTTAGCGAGCAAAAGCAGCCAGATTATAAAGCAATTCGCGCGAGGTTACAGCAACCGCAGCAAGAGCAAACAGAGCTTGAAAGCGCGTATGCTGCAATTCTCCCCACAAACTTCGATATCACAATAGATGATATTGAAATTGGGGACGAAAATGCGGTGGAAATTAATCGTATCGTAGCAGTACAAGGCGAAGCGGAGCGGACGCCGATCATCAAACAGCCACAAGAACCCGAACCCGCGCCTATTGATGTTAGCAATATCCGCAATGCAATTAATGCCACATTGGCGCAAAATTCAAATACGGCTCAAACAACAAAACCACTGACCAGCCTTGCTGCGCGAATTGCGGCGATGAAAGCGGGGAAGAAATGACCTGGGAAAACTTTTATTTGGAATATTACGAGACACTACGCCGCGAACGCATTTTCACGCGATTTTGTTCTGTAATGTATCCAACAGGTTGGCACCATTATGGATTTAATACTGTAAAAATTTGGGCATTAAATGGTTTGAAAATTCTTGGTTGGGAGTTAGGACAATGACACAGAAATTTTCAATTGCGCGCGAGCGTCAGCTTTCGCAGTATGTAAAACCTACAGAATTTAATGCGGAAGAATTGCGTTTGCTTGATGAAATTGTCTATCTTCGCCTTGAACCCAATGGCAATTTATTCTGGACAATTCACCCAGAAATTGCATCAAGATGGGAACATGCGGAAGCGGAAGCAAAAATGCGAGAATTTGTCTATCATTATCCATATCAAAATTGGTATCTTATCGAAGCTACAAAAGAGGACGCTTAATTATGATTATACTAATCCTCAATATTCGCACATATAACAAAGATATTTCGCAAAATCGCGATTATAACGAATGTTATATTTGCCAAGATTGGAACCACGCTGACGTTGTTGCAAATGAATTACGGAAGCATCTTGATTTTCATTCTTTAACCCACTTCCTTGTGCAATCCATAACTGTAAAAGGTTTTGCAAATGCAAACCCTCGCTGAACGTATCCGGGCGCAAAAAGCCCAAACTGGCGAAAAACCGCGCGAGCATCAAGTAGCGCCGCAACATGTTGATTTGCGCGGTACAGGTATTACAAAGCGTGAAGCCGCGAAAAATACACGCGAATATCAAAGACAAGAAAAAGCATCGCTTAAAGCGGTTGATAACGAAGCAATTCACGAAGCGGAAGCTAATTTTGAGCGTGGCGTTGCAGAAACTGTACGCATTATGCGCGAGGCGCAACGTGCTGCGGATATTATTCTTGATGAAAGCCAAGAGCGCGCAGTAACTGGAATTGTTCATAATAAAGTTTCCGTTCTAATTGGCGCGGCTGGTACGGGTAAAACAACAGTTACGAAAATCGTCATCGGCACGCTAGAAAAGCTCTTTGACAAAGTTCAAAACAAAGACGTGACTTGGGTTACAATTGATTTTCCCGATGGGCATAAAGAAAGAATGCGCGAAAGCGACGCGATTAAACGCAGTTTAAAAGACGATTATGAAGAGGAAATTGTTGGCATTGCAGGTGCCGCGTATACGGGCCGCGCAACGCAACAATTTCGCCGCGCTGTTCCGGAAGATTGGAAAAAGAATATATCAACAATTCATAGTCTTTTGGGCTATGCGCCGGTGTACGAGGAATTTGAATTTATTGATCCAATTTCCGGCCTGAAAGAAATGCGTGAGCGTCGCGTATTTCGCCCATCATTCGATGCTTCGTGTAAATTGCCGTATCAAATGTATATTCTTGACGAAGCATCAATGATCCCAATTCCTCTTTTTAATGAGCTAGTCGATGCAATTCACGAAACGTCTAGAATTTTGCTCATTGGTGATATTCATCAGTTGCCGCCAGTTTACGGAAAAAGCGTGCTTGGTTATGCCATGCGTAAATGGCCGGTTTTTGAACTTACGACTATACACCGCCAAGCAGCCGGAAATGCCATTATTTCAAATGCACATAACGTTCTCGCGGGTAGACCGCTCAATAACGCGAAAAACTTCCACATAATTGGCAATGCTGCGCCAAATATTTCGCCAAGTGGACAAAGCGAATTGCAGCCGTACATGCTCAAAGTTATTCGTAAACTTTCTGATATTGGCCGGTATAATGTCTATACTGACGCAATTATTGTACCGCAAAATAAAGGCATGGTTGGGCAAGAGGAATTGAACCAACATTTGGTGACAATTTTCAACCCTGAAATTAAAGAGGGTGGAATTATTGTCAATAAAAGAATTCAAATCCACACCGGAACCGGTCATGTCCATTTCGCCGCGCGTGATAAAGTAATGATAACGCAAAATATCAACGAGGCCGGAATTACAAATGGCATGATCGGAATTGTCGAAAGTATCAACATAAACGGCCGCTATGATATCAAGCGTGCGCAGGTTGATTTTTCCGATGGCGAAGATGCTAACGATGAACTTGATCTTGATTTTGGCAATTTCAGCGATGCAATGTCAAAAGCATTGGGCGATGAAAAAACTGAAAAGAAAGGCGATGAAAGCCAAGATCAGCGGCAAAGTTCTCATGTTATGACAATTAAATTCGAAAGCGGGCAAACCTATACTTGCTCAACCGCTGGTGATTATAGAAAGGTTCAACATGGTTACGCAGCGACTTGTCACAAAAGTCAAGGTGGAGAATATCCTAACATCATTATTCTCTGTCACTCGGTTAACGCAAGAATGCTTACGCGCGAATGGCTATATACGGCGGTCACCCGCGCTCGCGAGAACGTCTACATCATTTGTAACTCGCGAGGTTTGGACCAAGCGCTCAAAAACGAAGTCATTAAAGGTCGTACTCTCGCTGAGAAGATACAATCTTACATTGTGGAAACTCACGCTGACGAAGACGAAGTTACCGGCTTGAACTTCGACCGTTCGAAATTTCCAATACTTTGGGAACCGGAGAAAGTGTGATGGGACAAATTTGGCTCCGAGACGTGCGTGAAATGCTTTGCCTTGTTCGCAAATTATACCAACCGGCAACGATGGTAATTCACCGCCATTCCTGCCGCATGATTGGTTTCATGGATTGCGCGAATTTCAAAGTGGCAAACGATTGCGGTTATGGAATAATGAAATGAAAATCCCATGGAAAAACTTATATGTTCTTGTGGAGTTATTTGCGGATGGGCAGAGAAAACTTTTCCCATTACCTGCATTTATTGTCAACATGAACGAGAGCAATTCGCCGCCTATGCCAATGGGGATAAAGATAAACAATATAACCCTTGGGAACCGTTTGGCGATGGAGAAGAATTTAGGGTTCATCGCCGGGGCCAATGCGCAGAATTTATCGACAAAATCCGCGACTTATTTGAGGAAATAACCAATGGCCTTTGACCGACTGAAAAAAGCCGTTATGGACGAAGATATTCGTCTCTACCCGCACCGCCAGCAAATTGCTATTAAACCCGAAGCAATTAGCGAGCGAGCGGAGCGAGCCGAGCAAGGCAACTCCCAACCCATAACCGCTGATGATATCATAATCGACGCGGATGCAATTGGCGAAAAGCATGAAATGCAATTGCATCCGGATTTGGAACATATTCCCCGAGAAACGGTCATAAAAATGATCAAAGTCGGCCTCGATGTGGAATTTACCTTCAAAGTCGAGCTGGAAAAAGGAAATAATTTCGTCCAAGCAATGCGGCAAGTTCTCTCACGTTCGAGGAAAAAAGCGCGGCGGAAAAATGTCCGTTTGGATGAATTTAAAGTGCTTGAAAGAAGCATAACGAGTAAACCAACTGACGAACCGCCTCATGATGAAGTTACTTTGGTTTGTTCAAAGAACATGAGCGCGCTTGAGTTGTCGGTTTATGATGAAATTATCGAACAAATGGAGCGCAAATGAAACCCAAGAAAAGAATGATGCGATTTACGTTGCGGCGCTACATTAATCAGCTTAAGGTTTTGCAAGGTTATGACTTGACCAATCAAACGATAACGCGATTAGCGGCAAAACCAGGCCAGTTAATAATAACGCTTAAAATGAAATAAGAGGACAACACAATGCCATCTTTGAAAGAAATGCTTGAAGCAAGAAAGGTGAAGGCAAATGACGCAGCGAAAACGCAAAATGTCGAACAAGTTGCCCAAACGGCCAAACCAATCTCAGCGTTACAGGCAAAACTTAACGCAAAACTTGGCGCAACAACTACCGGACATAATGGTGGACGGCAAGATAATCGACTTAAAAACGGAGCCGACAAAACGCCAACGGAAACAGCAATACCCGTGGTGGAACAATCCCGACAAATAGTTGAGGAAATAACACCACCACCCGGTTTATCCGGTTTACGTCTTGCAATGTGGAAACGAGAACAGGAGAAAAAACGTGACAAGCAAAAAACAACAGCGGGAAATGGAGTTGAACCGTCACAAGGAAAAGATGGAACGTTACGCGCAGAATTATCAGATGGGGCCGGAAAAATTCCTGAAAGTAATCAAGCCCAAAGCGCCAGCCAAACAGCAGATGCGCAAAAGACAAATGACGGGGCAATAAATGTCGAAGAAATCCGGCGTAACCTTGATTACCTCGCGAATAATAT